CCACCGTCTTCTTCTAATTTGAAATCACCACCGGTTCCGATGACCTCTTTCCAATACTCAGATTGCTCTGACTTATACTGTTCAATAGATTTCTTCTCCTCAGCAGAGTCTTTACCTGCCAAGAATCCGTGTGCGGTAACGAGAATTTTACCATCCTCATAACCCAATCCATTGATGTGATTTTTAAGTACAGAAACCTTTGTACGCGTTGCGAATTTCACTTTTCTCTTATCCTTAACCGCAGTGATTTTACTTGTTCCCGCACCTTTTTGATTACCGAACAAAAAGACCAAAGATGAGTTCAACCAAATGGCTTCACCACCCTTAGCCTTAATCTTCGGCTGACTGAACGGATTGTCAGGAAGTTCAACCCACGGTTGGTTAACAATAACCAAAGTGTTTTCAAATTTTGAGTCCGACCTACGTGAACCTGAAATTCGTTGGTTAATACCCATACCAATCTTATCGGCAAGAACAGCAGCGTTGTGTTGCTTACCACCCTTACCTTCGTAAGTCATCTTACAAGGTACAGAACCAACAGAGTCCCATAGGAACAACAAGTCGTACTCCAACTCCCCTTTCTCTTGGGAGTCCAACAAATTATTTATAAACTCAGTAATTTGTTCAATATACTCAAAGTCGTTATTAAAGATGAAGAACCCGTCCCAATCAAGTTCACCCGTTTCCTCATCAACAACTTCTTCACAGTCAAAACCCATAAGTTTTGCGTGGTCAAAAGACCATTTTTGTTCTGTGATAATAAACACAGGAAGGATACCCTTCTTCTGTGCATCAACCGCAGCTTTTACTAACGCAGTAGTCTTACCCGTGTCCGAGTGACCCAAGAACATATTGATATGCCCCATAGCCGGACCTGGTACCCCTACAGCATCCAAAAATTCAGAACCCAAGTCGTAAAACCTCTGAGGTTTGAATTTAGCAGAAGAAGAGAACTTCTTCTTTATGTCTTTAAAACTATTCTTTTTAATTGCCATTGTATTTCTGTTTTTTCGTTACGAGTTTTTCGTAACGAACTTTTCGTCATGAAAAAGATGGGAGAGCATTACACCCTCCCATCTGTAGGTTTTGGTTTTTAGAAAGGAAGGTCCTCATCAACCTCCATCTCCGCTTGGGGGTCCTTAGTTTGTTCCTTAACAGTTTCCTGTTTAGGGGTAGAACCTCCAATTGTTTCTGTGGTGTCGTCACCATATACGAACTTCTTAAGTTCAGAATCCCATACAGGTGTTTCACCACGAGCGACAGCTTCCAAGTATTCTGTAGGTCGCTGAGCGTATACATCACTCCAAGACATCTCATCTTCCATCCACTCCTTCATCAAATCTGAGTCTTCACTCAAAGGACATGGGTCGTCATACATGATGGTCTGAACGATAGTGTACTCAATACCTGAATTGGTCTTAGATTTTGCCAACTCAATAATCAAATCGCGACCTTCGTTAGCGTCGGTGATATCACCTTTTGCTCTCCAAATCGGAATGATTTTATCAAGGATACCTTCTTGTTTGTAGTTATCCTTAAACCGCCAAAACTTAACACCATCTTCTTCATTGTCGCGGTCAACAAGTTTTACAATGTAGAATTTACGAGGACGATATTGCATCGCGAGCTTCTTATCAGACTCTTTACCCGTTGACATCAGCTCTTCATAGACCTCAGTCAAAGGTGAACGCTCACCATCGTTTTTACCTGGGTCGTAGAGCTTAACCCATTTTCCGTCAACTTGGACTTCGTGGAACCATACCTCCTTAAATGGTGATGAACCATCTGATGTAGGTAGGATACGAATACGAGCCTGTCCTGATTTAGTCCCCTTAGGGAGATAAGTTGTGAAATACTTCTTCAACCTCTCTTCTTGTGACATTCCGTCACCACCACCACGAGATGTGGTGTTCTTTTCGTACTGTGCGAGTACCGCGTCGAGTGCATTTGCCATTTTGTTTTTCTTTTATTCGTTAAAATTTTATCTGTTACTCAAGTAAAATATAACAACGAAAAACAGTAAGTCAAATCACTACATAAAAAAAAAAGACCATCTTACGACAGTCTTTTATTCCATATTCCAATATACGATGTTTACATTCTTTCTTCGTCTTCAAATGGTTTGTCAAACGATTTTTTAATATCACCATCTGAATAATTTTCAACCTCATCACTGGTTAAAATATATTCTTCTTTTCCTGTCTGTTCAAATTCACCTTGTTTGTCCATAAAGAAGTCTGTTAATTTTTGATTGTATGGGTAACTGTCTAAACTTCTTAACTGTAATTTTTCTTCAGGTGACTTTTGTCTGTATTTTTCAACCTTATGTTCTAAGTTGTCAATTTTTTGTAGTATGTTATCCATTTGACTTAATTTACTTGTTAAGTCTTCAAGTTTACTGAACATAGATTCCATATACTCATCTTGTTTATCTGAAATATCTTTTTGTGTTGTTACCAATTCAGTAACATCTAATTCTTCAGTGTCTTCACCACCTTCATCTGTTAAAGTTTCTTCTCCTTCATCACCAATAACTTCAACATCTGGGTCTGTTTCAATATCCACAGGTTCTGGAACTTCTTCAGTATTACCTTCGGTATCTAATTCCGTATCTGACGCCGTATCACTATCTTCATCAGGTAACGGCGGTAAATCCGCAGTTTCTTCTTGTTCTGTTATGTATTCAGAAATTGACTTATACCTTTCAATTTCATTTAATATTTTTTTTTCTACTGACATATCTTAACCGTTTAAAAGTGTTTTCATCCCTGTTGGTGTTTCAACTCTAAGGGTTTTATTTAAATTCATAGTATTATCAACTCTTTCTATTAGTCCGTCTCTCATTCTAACTGTGTAACAATCACCAGTATCTAAATCACATACTTCTTTATAACCATTACCTCTATCAGTTTCGGTTAATCTCGCATCTTTTTGAAGATAGTTATCTAATAAGTTTTTAATATCCATATTATTGTTTTTTATATAAATATAATAATTTATGTAAATTTACCTGAAACTTGATTTAATGAGTTTAAAAAACTTTCTACACCACTATAATATTTTGTTTTTTCTTCAGAACTGCTGTTGATTAAACCATCAAAAAATATGTCAAGTTCAAGTGTGTCTTTACCAAAACCTTCTGCAGTGGTCCAATTACCATACCACAACCTATAAAGCGTTTCCGCGGTTTTTCTTTCTTCAGAAAAATTCATATTATTAATATCAAGACCATTAGAATAATTTTTTAAGCCATTATAATAACCCGGAAATAAATTTTTTAATCTTTCTTTAAAGAAGTTGATAGACTGATTAAAATTATCAAAAGCAACATAAGAATAGTATTTATTTTCTCTCGGTATAAATATACATGTTTGACTTGTTATCAGACTATCAAAAGTACTTGGCCATGTGGATTGTGATAGAATTCCAAATAGATTATTATTTGGAGAACTACTATTTCCACTTCTAAATGGTTGTTCAATATTAGCAACTGAATAAATAAATTGCTTAAATGATTTATCAATATCAAGGGATTCTATATAATTTATAACATCTTCTGAACTATTATTAGTCCAATCAAGTGCAACAAACGGAACGTCATTATATGCGGTAACATCTGCACAATTGTTTTCGGGAGCCTCAGTACGTTCTAAATCCACAGATGTCGTAGTTTCATCACTATCTATTATTTCTGTTGGTGTTGCTTGTAAAATTTTATTTTCAAATGTTTTTAAAAACTTTCTATTAACACTTGTTACTAGTTTGTCAGGTCGCGCTAATGAGTATTTTGATATTCTAACTCCTTCAAAAGTTGTTGTAAAATCCTGCGGCGTAATCTTATGATTTACGCTCATAATAAAATATGGTCCGTTAAACATAGGTACATGTTTAAGTATAAAATACGTTGTTGGTTGTATCATAACATTTCCAATACTTGTAACATTACAGGTATAACTACGATTTTTGTATATATTATAAAGCGATACTGTTTGTTGTGCAACTCTTTGACCTGATGCGTAATTACCCATGTCTACATAGACTTTAAAAACTTCAG